AGTATCTTGGCAAAATGAACTTCAAGTACCTGGTAAAAAATGGGGTCTTGAACATGATATTATTTGCAAAACTGACTTTGAGTTCAAAGATGTAATAGTTGATACAAAGGCTACTGCATATATTAGAAGATTAAAGTCAGGTAAGGTTGATGCCAAATGGTATCCCAAACCTGCAGATGTAAGACAACAATGTCTATATCGTGAGGTTTTTGGCAAAGAAACTATGTTATTGTATTGTTCACCAACAGATCAGTATTGTGTTGATATGGTAGGTAGAGATGAACTAAAGCCTATGATTAATGCTATGAAACATATTGAACATATACTGAAAATAGCTCCAACAAAAGAGGACATTGTCCGAATGTTCCCTTTGACATTGGACAATTTCAGATGGAAAGGATCTAAAGGATCTGTGGATTTCGCTGAAAAACTATGGTCAGAATGTT